ATAAGCGTTGGCGTGATGGGTTTATCCATCGCCCACGCGTGCGCTTCCGCCATGGTATCGGCCAGCACCTGTGCGGTACGGGTGTAGTTTTCAAAGACGAATAACGGATCGTCTGAGCAGGTACGGTTACCCCAGAATTTGAAGCCGTCGTTGCGAATCAACGTAGTGACGCCAGCCTGGTTGAGCAGGTTCGCATCGGTGGCCTGTTCCTGCAGATCCCAGGAGACAGAGGCGCTTACGCCCGTAACGCCGTTGACGCCAACGTTTGACAGGGTTTTATGCCAGCCGATTGTCTGGTCGATTTTGGCGCGCAGGCCAAGCGCGCGGGCGGTAGCCCAGGCCGTCGTCGTTGCGTTCGTGGTGGTATCCCATGCCAGAAAATCAGGATGGATAACCATCAGCTCGCGCTGGCTGAAGTTTTTGCGATAGTCGATCGCTTCAGAGATGGTTTTACAACCCCATGCGCTGACATAGCCGAACGCGCGCAGGCTCTGGCACATGGCGGCCAGTGCGGTCGCCACTTCCTGAGAGTCCAGCCCCGGCACGCCGAGAATACGCGGCTTAACGCCGGTTACCGTTTTCGCGGTCAAAAGCGCCTTCAGGCCGGTGTACTTACCGTTTTCATCGGTGGTACCGATGATGTTGGAAACGGTCTGCTTGCGCGCCTCTTCCGGGGTTTCCGCGGTGCCTTCGGCCACACGAACAACAACGACAACCGGTTTGCACTGGTCGGCGATCGCCTGCAGAGAAGCGGACAGCGTCCCCGCCTTACCGGCTTTCGCAATCGCGTTTTGCACGTTGGTAATGAGCACGGGCTCGTTTAAAGGAAATGTCTTGTCGTCAGCATCGCTGGCCGTACAGACCATGCCGATGATTGCCGTCGAGACGGTGGAAATGGTGCGGGTGCCATCGTTGATTTCGATAACTTCCACGCCGTGGTGATAGTCGCCCATCCGGTTAACTCCTTCGTTTAGTGGTGAGGCTATTGTCTGTGGAGCGCGCGATTGATGCGACGTATTGGGGTTGGGGAAAGGATTACACAACAAACGAAAAACCCTCCGGATGGAGGGTTTGGGGTCAGGCAGGACGTTCTGGCCATTCAATCTCTGGTGACATGCTGAGATCCAGCCGGTTTAGCATCACCCGATAGCGTTTCCAGAGTAACAGCATGGCAGCTTCCTCGTCTGCTGCGATACCGAGATCGGAGGCATCCTGGAGGGGGGCAATAACATCCGAAGCTTCGGCAAGCAATTCACCTCTTCTGGTTTCCGCCTGTTGAATTAATTCCTCTCGGGTCAACTGGCGTGGAATAATTTTAGTGCCATTCCATACCCACTCGCCGTGTATATTCAGCCCTTCTGGCACGTCTGTTTGATCAACTTCGGAAACTGACATACCAAGAGGAAAGAGGCGATCAACCTGATTACTGAAAGAGCGAATAATATTATTTTTGTCGTAGCATATCTTTAGGGTGTCGGCCTGAAAGCGTGACATATGGTAATACCAGTCAAGTCCCTCATCTGACTGAAGAAATATAGCGTTAAACAAGAAGTCTTTAAATTCTGGTTCATACTGAACGAAATTTTTAAGTGTAATCATGCTGTATGACCTACAGTAATCCATCCGATATTAGACATGTACTTCTGAATTGGGCGGTAAAAAATAGTATCCCCGCCGGGGTTTTGACCTTCAGCATTCCACCCCGTCATTGCGCAGCCAGCAGGTACCCGCTGCCAACCGTTTTGCGTAATAATAAATGCCCCCTCCGCCCCCATTGCGACATCACGGACAAAGTATTGCAGCGTCCAGTCCTGTCGTGCATAAGGGCTTAAATCCTGCTGAGGGGGTGGATTATTTGATGAGTAAACTCGTACTCTGCCACCAGATTCAAATACACCTTGCCCTGAATAGATATTTCCACTGTTCGCAATCGCGCCATCTGGAGCAACTGTTGCAAGAAGATGATTGTTGAGCCATATAGCAAATCCGGTGGTATCGGTGCCTCCCCCTCTCGTCAGGCCGATGGCCATTGAATTGTCATACCATTCAAACACCGCGCCAGAGACAATCCCACCCGTACCAGGCTGAGCACTTACAAGTGTCGCAGTGTTTCTTTCAGTTGGCAGCGTGCCCACACTGCTAAACCTGAATGTGCCGTTATAACCTCCGCCATTCGCTGACACCGCGCCAACCTCGTCAGGGGTGGGTTTATTTACGGCGTCATACTGTTTTGTCCATGGTGACCACGTACCGCTGTACAGCGTACGAATATATGAACGAGATCCAACATATATTCGGTAAACCTGTGTAATACCTGCGTGTTTAAAAATCTCAAGCGCCCCGGCAACAGCCTCAGGATAGTTTTTCCCGGTTTGCGCCTGCGCGTTTGAGGGTTGATAATACAGTCCCGGTGTGGTGTAGGCATTCAGATCAGCAGCATTACCGATTTCCACAGCCTGAACATTAAAAATATCCTGGGCGGTAATACTGATATCTTCCGTCAGAGTATGTCCGTTAACCTTTCTTCCTGATGGCACACGACCATTAGCATTATCATTAGCAGCCTTTACCGCTTTCGGCGTCGCAGCCAGCACTTCTGAGGAGCTGTCAGTCGCACTACTAAGCTGGGTAAATCCTTTAGCCGTTAGCGTGGCATCAGGATGGCGGCGAGACTGTTCATGATCTTCGAACTTCTCATCCACGTACTCCTGGGTCGCCATTACCGTAGACGTATCTATAGAGAGCTCGACAGAGGCAATATCACTGACCATGATCACCATTCTCACGGTCTGCGCACGCCCAGATCCCTCATCTAACAACGGCTTATAACTTTCCGCCATGTTCCCGACTGCGATCAGTGTACCCGTGTCATCATAGAGACCCATTTCTCGCATCCAGAAACCACCGGTTTCTGGAGGAATGAGAAGTTCGGCAATCACATAGTTACGCTTTTTATTGTCCTGGCTGATTTTATTCAGCGCGTGGCGCCAGACTTCATTCACCAGCTTCGTCTGCCCGGCATCAGGCACCGGCAACGTGCCGCCACCGTCGCCGACCGCCATCGCCGTAAAATTGACTTTCTTGCCGTTCGGGACGGTCGCTGCTGCCAGTTTTTCGGCACCGGCTTTGGTGATAACCGTTTTATATTTCACTGTCATTGTGCTCTCACTTATCCGGGATAAACCGTGATGATGTCGCCGTCATAGCTCAGGGCCCCGGTATAGAGATAACCCGGAATGTCCTGGATGATATTCAGGCCAATAAGGTGGCGGCTGGCAGGCTTCGCATCGGCGATAAGCCTCTCCATTTCGTAATACATTTCCTCGGTGATGCCCGTGTCCAAAACGCCGATATCAAGGCGGAAGGTGCCGGGCGGATCGTTGGTTTGCCACCACTCGGTGACGTTAATCAGATAGCCAAGCGGCTCCACCACGCGGCGCACGGCGCCAATCGTTCCCTTGTGGGCATGAATAAACCACGCCGCGCGGATGACATCTCGCTTGGTGGCCTCCGGCCAGTTCTCATCCCAGCGGTCAACCGAAAACGCCCACGCCAGCCAGGGCAGCAGATTCGCCGGGCAGGTGTCAGCACTCCAGAGATGGCGCAGCGGAACGGGCGTGTTTTCGATATCCGCGCAGGCGCGTGCCGCCGCCACCTCAAGCGGCGAAGAGCCAACCGGTAGAAGACGGGTATTACTCATCGTTTCCCCCCACGGTTACGCTGTAGTGGCTGCACCATGAGGCCTGAGTTTCATCAAGCACAATGTCAGCCGCGGGTGCGGTGAGTTCCACGCGCTGCACCCCTTCAACGTGAAGGGCGGCGTAAATGGCGGACTTGCGGATATCACGTCCAAGCCGATGCTGGGCCGTGATATAGGCCTGTAGCCGGGCCCTTGCCGCATTGAGTACCGGCTCACTTTCGGGACCGGGAAAAAGGAAAAGCGATGCTTCAATGCTGTAGTCAACTATTTTGGCCGACTGGACGGTGACGCGGTCGGCGACAGGCCTGACGTCCTCATCGTTCAGCGCATTGCGAACAACGGTGAGCAGCTCCCCGGACGCCACGCCGTTATTCTCCCGGGAAAGCACAGAGACCGTGACGTTTGCGGGCTGTGGGCTAATTACGGAAATGTCAGCTACCCGACCATCTGCACTCCGACCATGAAACTGATACGCGCCCGTCGAACCGGCCACGCTAAGCCCTTCCGGCGCCTGCTGGATGCGCAGACGAAAATCGGTATCGGACTCCATCACAGCCGGAGTGGGCGGGAACGTGGTGTCATCGGCAGGGGTAATGACCAGACGCGCAAGGTTAGCGTTTGCCCCAATCTGGTCAAGATCGCTGCCTGCGGCATAGGCCAACATAACCGCACGCGCCGCCTCATTAACCCGCTGGCGCCAGATAACTTCCCGGTAGGCGTTCTCCTGCAGCAGCTTCACAATCGGCTCGGATTCCAGGGTCAGCGTCCGTGCAATCGCTTCTCGCTCCTCTTCCGGATAGAGAGAGACAAAAGTAGCCTTTCGTTCTGCCAACAGCGTTTCATAATCCACCTCCTCCACGACATCAGGCGCGGCGAGCTGGCTCAGATCAACAATAGCCATAGCGTTTAACTCAGTGAAATGGTGAAAGAAAAGGATTGTCCGGAGGTCGGGCGCGTGCCGGTGATATCGACATACAACGTCCCGTCGTTCTCCGAACGCTCGAAAGTGATGGCCGTCAGGCTTATCCGCGGCTCCCATTTCTGGATGGCGGAATAGCATGCGGCCATGATTTGCAGACGCAGCGCCGGGCTCTGCGGCCGGTCGATCATCGCCGCCAGCAGCGAGCCGTAATCCCGGCGCATGACCCGCGAGCCGATCGGCGTAACCAGAATGTCGCGCACGCTTTGCCGGATGTGTTCAGCCTCTGAAATGCTAAGCCCGGTCTGCCTGTTCATCCCCCTGTAACGCACCGTCATTGTGTCCCCTTAGTCCAGCTTCCGCCGCTTTGCACACTGCCGTGCGCGTGGTTGTCCACCTGCACCCCGTTGGAGGTGAATTTACCGCCGGAATGCTCAATATTTCCGGCCATCACGCCGCCCTTCTGCACTTCAAGAGAGGCAGTAATTAACCTGTTGGTACACACCACTTCAGGCGTATCCAGCGTGATGCGGGACGTTGACGTCACCCGCACCTCCGGCACGGTGGCGGTCAGCGATTCAGAGGCGGTAATATCGGCCGTTTTAATGCCAGCAACCGTCAGCGCCCCGCGCCCGGGTTCGTATTCGATCATCGCGCCATCTGGGAACGAGACGTGGAACGCGTCAGGCGACCCGGATGGCGCCGGATGGTCGTCAGAGAAAATGCCGGGCAACACAAAGGCGGTATCAAGCTCGCCGCCGATGGCCAGCAGCAGCACCTGCTCTCCCTCGGAAGGAGCCCACCAGACGCGCGAACGTCCCGCACGACAGGTTAGCCAGTTCAGCCAGGTGGTTTTCATCCCGCCGGTCTGGACACGACAAAGCCCTCTGTTGAGGTCAACATCGGTCACAACACCGATACGAATCAGATTGCGGATCGCGCGAGCGATACCGTTCATGGAAGTTAATGTATTCATGAGAAGAGAATGCCGTTCAGGAGGAACGGCAGCAACGAGACGGGGTTTTCTGCGGGATGATACAACAAGCGGTCAAGACGGCAGGCGAATGGCGGCCTTCAGCGCGGGGAACTTAGTCCTCCCACTGGCTGACCAGCTCGCCGTTGATGTACAGCGCCTTCGGCCGCGTGACGGGCTCCGGCAGCGGCGGCTCGGGGGAATACGTCGCGTGCAGAGCGCCCTGATCCTGGGAAACAAGAATTCGCTCGGTTAATTGCACGCTGATGGTGATATCCATCGTATCGTCATCGTTTAAGACGATTGCGAAGGTGTAACCGTTTTTGCGTCCTTCATCGAGGGTAAAAATATCCGGCTGGTTTTCCCGAAGCCAGGCCAGTACCGGGACGAAAAAACCATCGCTGTCGCCGGTGAAGCCGCTGACCTTCGCGTTCAGCGCATACCGCTTTTCAAAGGAGAGCGAGGAGGCCAGTCGGGCGTCAATATTGCCGCCTCCGACCGACATCTGCAGGCGCTCCGGGTTGGCATTGAGTTGGGGGATCGCGTCAATTAATGCCTGACGCAGGCTCTTGAGTTTGTGCATCGAGTTTATCCTGACAGTCTTT